ATCAACTCAGCAAACCGCTCAAAGAATTCGTCTGGAATAATTCCACAGTCATTGCTGCACGAAAAAGCATCTTTAAATTCATACATGACTTGATCAGAAATTTGGTCGATTCGCTTGTTCATCGCCCTCTCCTGTTTTGCTAGTGTATGTGTGTATTATACAGACAAAATCGTCACATGTCAATCGAAAACTTTACACCTTCAGACTCTAATCGAACACGCTCCGACTTCGGAACAAAAAACCAAGCACAACTGGTCCCGTCGCGACCAAAAGCATATTCGGAGTTGTGAACCTCCCCGTCTTCGTCTAGCCACTGTTCCGATCGAATACGAAACTCAGTTCCGTTGATCTCAATGCCGGGTTCGGAAGTGAATTTGAACATCGCCCTCTCCTAACTGTTCACTATAACAACAGTATACAGCCAAATGTCTAGTGTGTCAACCAATATATGGCGGGCAAGACCACATAGACAACGCTGGCAATCACTAAGGCTAATTTAGTTTCCGGGTTCACGACGCTTCTCCTGTTGTTCTAAAAGTTTTCGTGCTCGACGCAGGTCACGCACTGCATCAAAGACCATGGTACCTGCGGCAAAGATGCAGGCAAAGAACATCAACACCAATACAATTACTTCAAACTGAAACCAATGCATCTTCTACTCTCCTAACGAATGCTCGATCTGATCGAACAGTTTCGGGATCTTCCCAATGATACTTTTGATCCATGATAAAAGGACTGCCGCCTTGCAGAGCCCACAAGATTCGTTGCCGTTCTACATGTTGAGATATCCGTGGCCAGTCATCAATGTAGAATCTAAAGTCCCATGAGTAGACCTGCGGCTCAGGATAGGATTCTATATTGCGGTGCTGATATCGATACTGACTGATATGACTCCAAGGACCGTTGAAACAGCCAAAGCCTCCCGTGCCTGTGTAGGCAGCAACACGATAGAAAGAATCGCTACCAGACGAAGGTTCAGCATAACGAACCCAAAGTCGTCCGTAAAATCCTGGATAGCCACAGGGCAAGACGTCCGTTCGACTCCAGTTCTGCACACCTTCTAACGGTGCTGAATGTGAGTTGCTGACTTGATCACTGTAGCGAATTTCCCAGACAAATCCCACTATACGATTGGGATGGATCTGACGATTGACCACAGCGATCAAGAACTCAGCCAACTCGTTTGGATCTTCAGGTTCACCGTGTCGAGCAATGTCAGCACGATGCATGGCTAGTCTATAGTTTACTTGAGGCATTCTAGTTCTCTTTGATACTTTTGATAATCTCATCAACCCTGGAACTGATCTCTGATTCGATTCGTTCCTTGTTGAGGCTGACGATGTCCTCAACACCTCCTAGGATCCTCAGTTCTTCCCCAGGAGTCAAACCACCTTGTTCCAACATTTCTACAGCAGTTCTGAGATAGTCTAAATTAGTAATCATAACCACTCCTTAGGACGATATGTTCTAAACAAATGATATACCACAGCATACCGAGATGGTGCTTGAGGACCTTTCATCAGTAGCCAGCGGCGCTGTCTCATCTTCATTTATGATTCCTTAAACAGGTTCAAAGTCTGCGTAGCCACCTTTACCGCCCAGGTGTGCATAGTCCTTGTAGATCTCGTGCATATAAGAACCACTGACACCTGTATAGACCTTGCGGAACACTTCCTGACCGTTAGCATTATATACAACAACAGCGTAGTTCATTTAGTGCTCCTGTAGTGTTAGTGTATGTGTATATTGTATATCCAAAATTGCCAAATGTCAACCACCTGTAAGCGGGGCCTGGCGGTGTTGTGTTTTTACAACACCGCGCTGTACACTATGCCTCTAAACTAGCAACACCGTCCTCTTGCATGCCTTGTTCCGTAAACACAACAGCGTAGCCTAGTGCCTCGCTAATAGCACGTTCAAAGCCCGTGTCTGTATAAATGTCCCAGCCAGCATCGTGTACAACATTTACCATGCGGCTTACTTCGTAATCGTATGCTTCCTCTAGCACAGTGATGCCTGTGACCTGCACTACTTTGCCAGCAGTGTCGCTCCAAATGCTGTCGCCCGCAAGCTCAACAGCAAAGTCTGCCTCGTAGTGCTTAATAACGAGGTCCTCATCTACGTGTGTTTTAATTAGCTTTAACATATTACGCTCCTGTTTTGTTAGTGTATGTGTGTATAATAGCATACATACACAAGTTTGTCAAGTTGTGTTTATACAACACCTTGTGCTTTTAGTTCTGCTCGTACTTGCTTTTTAAGTTGTGCAAAGTCCTCTGCGAATTCGAATCGCTGACTTAGCAAAGCCTGCAGACGCTGTTTGTCTAAATTGTTTACATTCCACAAGACACGCTTAGTTGCGGTCACGTTAAAAACTGCATATGTTTTGTTGTATTCAAAAACTTTAGCGATGTCGTTTGCTGTATACATATTACGCTCCTGTTTTGTTAGTGTATGTGTGTATAATAGCACACATACACTGTGTTGTCAAGTTGTTTTTACTCGACAATTACAATGTTGCTAGTACGCAACGCACGCTCTGCTTGCTTTAGCGCAGTGCCAATGTCTTCGAATGCAATGTCGCCACTTACAAAGTCGCATTTTGTTTGTACTGGAAACTTATACACTACACTGTCAAATTGCTTGCGTGTCTCGTAAACATTAAACGCAACAACAAGTTTGTACAGGCCCAATTTTTTATTTTGCACTAATTTTGCTTTTGCTTGCGTGTTAAACTTAAACATGTTGCGCTCCGTTTGTTTAGCTAATATGTGTATTATACACGAGCTATACAAAATGTCAAGTACTTTTGGTGTTGTATTTTCGCCACAGTCTTGGCCTACTTGTGAAAGTGATAGAACACATGCTGACCTATTGTGGCCAACTCGGTCATGGGTTCTGTCCATTTAGGAGATTTAATCCAGGTTGCGTGATAGTACTTACTACCTCTCACAGCATGGAGTCGCGTGCCTTTGACAAAGTCTAGAGCGGCCTGCTTGCTTGCTCGCCACAACTGGCCCCGAGGAGCTGGCTTGTTCTGATGTGTCCACGAGAATTGTTTCCTAGCATAGACAACACGGCAAACTGTCTTGCCCCAACGACCGTGCTGAACTCGATTCCATGTGACCTGTGCCACTGCGATCTTGCCTGCATAGTCTTCAACTCCTGCTTCGTAAAAGATATTCTTAGCCAAGCACTTCATGTCACGCTTGGAGATCTTGATCTTCTCAGCACGATAGAACTCTGCTGGAGGCAAAGGTCTAACAGGTGCAGGACTGATGTCGATTGACTGGATGTAGTCTACAGGATGTGGTTTTGCATCACTGACACTCTGCCACGCTGTGATCATGGCCAAAGCCAACAAGGTCATAAATGATACCCAGACTGTTTCAACAATGATTTTTTTCATAACTCGCTCCTTATACTATGTCTATAGTATAAGGCCTTTTGGAGGTTTTGTCAATTAGATGAATGTTAGGATGTCTGTAAACTGTAGTAATTCTGCTACAAGTATCAAACTTGATGTAGCAAAGGCACCTGTGACAAAGCCTAAGAAATAAGTAGATATCTGGCTCATCAAGCAATACCTTTCTGTAAGAGATCAGCACCGTCTTCAGGATCAACCAATAATGTTATTGGACCTAATCGATCAGTCAGTACAGCCTCCAGTTCTTCCTTGGTATCTGCCTGTCCTAGAAATTGATCTGTGGCTTTTTCATAACAATAAATGGTATTGCCTACCTGTTCTAATCGAATTTGTAGCTTTGCTGAAAAGTTAGATTGTTCAGACGGTTCTAGATTGCCTTTGAGGATTGAGTTTACATAGTTCTCAATCTCGTCATTGCTGATTCCTGCTTCACGCATCAATTCTTTCATGGCAGACTCTGTGATCCAACCACTGAACTTATAGCCTGCATATAACCCGACTGCCAATGTGGCAACATAAGATAACAACATCATCCAATCCATAAGCCTATCTCCTTTCAGTATTTACTAAAACAAAGCCCCGCCTTACAGCAGGGCTTTGAGTGATAACAACGGCAATTACTCTGCAACAGCTTCTGCAGGCACTTCAACAGCAGGTGCGGCTGCCGCAACAGCCTTGACACCATACTTCTTGGCAGCTTGTTTCAGTGCTTCAGCGACGGCAGGATTGCCTTCACCTAGACCAATTGAGATCAGGTGAGCCACGGCATCAGTCTTGGTCATCTCGCGAGGAAGAGGATCAAGAACGATATCAGTATGACCGTTCTTGGTCAAGACCTTGGTTCGCATGATATCATTGGCAAATCGAACTTTGGTTCGACCATCAAGTGTAGAAACACCAGCAACAGAATAAGTTTTATCAGTCATTTACATCTCCTAAGTGTGTGTATAAGTTTAAGGATTTACTACAATAACAAGTTTACTACCATGTTGCCAATCAGTCAACCATTTATTTTACCAAATTGACTTGAATGGTTACTGCTTCTTGTTCATCAAGAGCGGCAATGAACTCATCGTCATAGACCAACTCTTGCATACTTAAATCAATCATCTGTTCTACTCGTTCCATGTTAGCATGTCCGTCTCCAACACACTCTACAGTAAATACGAACTTAAACGTTCTCACGAGCTTCTACTCCTTCACGAATCCACTGCGACAGATCTTCTTCGTCTTCTTCGTAGTATTCTAACATATCAGTAATACCGAAGAAGTCGTCTAGATCATCACCGATAGCCTGACGAACTTCGCTGATAGGCATACCGCTATACTCGATGCATTCATCAATACCGCAGTCCCATTTGCCCACAAAAGCCATACCTGACTCATGATAGCGAAGCACTACTTCGAACCCTTGCTCCGTCAATGCTTCTACGATCGGAATAGGCGGTGACCATGCACTGTCAAACGATCCACTAAATCCCAAACCATCGTCGTGTCTATCACAAGCCTCGTGAGGATTGATGTCCCACTTAGTCCCCCAGTTCTGGACACAAAAGTTATACCAATCTAGTGTATCTTCAGGCATAGGCACTACGGCATTACAAAACTGTTCTGCATCAAAAGCATCTGCTAGTCGTTGAACATCTGCTTGATTGTTCCCACGAACTTCGATATGATTTGAACACCAGTTTGGCATTTCGATCTCCTTAGGGGGCTGAGCCCCCATCCTGTTTAATCTAAGCGACTACCTGCGTATACCTTGTCAATCTCTAGTTCTTCTTTTAGAACTTTTGCGTATTCACGTGCGCCAGCCTCGCCAGCATCTACGCTTTGGCCGCCCCACCACTTGTTCCAAAGTTGCAAGCCGCCACCGTAAGCCTTACGGAAACCTACTTCGCCAAGTGCCTTGCCTACTTTGCTGTTTGAACGAACATCGAACACTGTGACCCAACTGAATCCACATGCACCGCCGTCCTCGCCGTTCATGTGCTGATTGGCAAATGCCTGTGCGGCTCGCTGAGCGGCATCCAATGCTTTGACATGTGCCATTTGAACTTTAATTGTTTCGAAGTTTGCTTTAGACATTTCGCTCTCCTTATTAAACATTACAAATACAGTATAGTCTCAAACTGCCAAATTGTCAACCAAAATCAGCAGTAAAACGGCACGTCTTTGTTGTGAAAACCCAACTTGGAGAACACTGCCTCACGAACTTCAGTGTCAGTTGCTTCTTCAGTTCCTTTCTGCTCGCCCAAACGCACCAACTCTGCATAGACTTTGGGCCAAGTCATGTTCTGTTCACGAGCACGATCCACTAGGTTGGCAATTGCCATATTACCCTTGTCAGTGAACATCGCATAGTAGTTGGCATCAAAAAAGTCCATTGTGTCTTCCATGTCGCTCTCCTTGTTGTACTATAACTCAATTATATTGCAAACACAAGGGGCTGTCAACCCCTCACAGTGTTGCGTTTATGCAACAAACTCGCTTTCGTCTTCAATGCGTGTTAGCATAGCGGCAGGCACTCGCCACAAGCCATCCACAGTCCGCACGGTAACGAACTTGATAGCGATCTTAGTGACCACACCCGTGTAGTTGCGTCCAGTCTTGCTGTTGGTGAAGTTGACATTGTCGCCTACTGCCAAGCCCTGCTTGACCTTGCGACCCAACCGACTACGAGCAAATTTAATAGCATCTGCAATTGACATCAAGTCGGCGTTTGAAAAGTTGCCAGCGATGATCGCTTGGTTGATTTGATCTACATTCATCTTGCGCTCCTTGTTAATCACTATAACTACAGTATAAACTCAACCATCCAAACTGTCAACCGTTTTTTTACTGTTGACAAAGATTTCTAAGATAACCTCGTCCACATAACGGCAGAAGTCTTCATACGTGACCAAGTCGTAGGGACTAGTGTTGTAGAACTCTCGGGACATACGGATTTGACGTCCATCCTTCCAGCACTCGTGATAGGTCTTGATAACATCGTCGTCGATGTCCTCCCAGGTTTGATACTCGAAACCTTGGTAACTAAAGTGTGTCTTGTCAAACATGCTTCGCTCCTTACTGTTCACTATAACTACAGTATAAAGCCATTCGTCCAAACTGTCAACCGTTTTTGATCGCAGTTAAAATGGTCTGTTGTAAATCTGCCACTTCCTCACGATCCACAAAGAAGTCGGTTAATGGATCCCAGTACTCGCCCGCCTGTGCATCGTAGTACAAGACACGCCCATTGGGATAGTGGAACGGACCTTCCAAGCCCTCACGTGGTCCAAAATTGACATTGCGAGCAAATACGGTATAGGACATGTTGCGCTCCTTGTTGTTCACTATACCAATAGTATACTGTCAACTGACCAAAATGTCAACCATTATTTGGTCAGTTCGTCCAGGAAATTACCTAACTTGTCTTGGACACTTGGCTCTGTAGCCGTCGCCACATCTGATGCTACACTGTGAACAGAGTTCTTGACTGTCTGCTCAAGATCGTCTGTGCCGTTGAGCAAAGCATAGACACCGCCTGCTCCTATTAAGATACCGATCACGATGCGAATCATAGTTCCTCCTTTAGTGTGGCTTCGACTATCTCACGCTCAAGTCGCTTGGCTTCACGCTCAAACGTCATCAACTCAGACATGCACTGGTTTGGCTTTAGTTGCTCTAACAGCCCTACAATGGCACTCTGGTAGTAGCCTGACAGATAGGCATAACCGTTGCTGTCAGGATAACGTTTACGGGCGGCTTCTGCGAACTTGTCTAGAATAGCGTTGGCTGAATCGCGGTCCATGTTCTGCTCCTTAGATAGTGATATCGAAGTTGTCTTGGATGTCTTGATAGACAGCATCAAGGAATGCTCTTTGATCTTGAATGTATCTCATGCTGGCTTCACCATCGCAGGTCAAGTTCTCTAGACTGGAATCCGAGTCCAGCATGTTGAGGATATCAACACAGTCCTCAGGCATTGTAAGCGGACGCTCACCGAACAGTTCACGCCAAGTATTTTTCTCTTTGAGGTAAGCATTTAGGTATTTCATGTTGCGCTCCTTGTTGTTCACTATAACTAAAGTATAATGCCAAATCTATTCTATGTCAAGCGGTTTGGTGCTTACATGTGTACGTGTAGCAGCGGGGCCTGGTGGGGTGTTGTATAAAAGCAACACCCCAGGCACTTCAACTATGCCGCGACACCTTCGATATCACGCTCGTATACTACAGTCTGTCCGAACGGTGCATCCTCGGTCATACCACCTTTGATGATAAAGATAGTGTCGCAGTATTCTGCATCGCCCCAGCTGTCCCAAGGATAGCCGTCTGTGAACATGATAAACTTCTTAGGAACAATGTCATTGTCTTTCATGAACGTCCAGTTAACTACAAAGTCAGTGCCGCCGCCGCCCATGGGCTCATACTCTTCCAACTCAAAGTCATTGTCTTGACTAATTGTCTTGTGATTGTAGATCTCAGTGTCAAAGCACCACAAGTTGATCTTGAAGTCTTCATACTGATCCATGATGCCTTTGACTTCACTTAAGAACACAGTTGCATCGTCTTGTCCGATCGAACCACTCATGTCAATAGCAATGGCAATGTCAATTGTAGTGGCTTCTTTCATGCCTGGAAGAATAGCACCACTATGAGTACTCTTGCGATTAGGACGAGTGAACGAATAGTCGTTGCGGATGATGCTTTGGATCTCTTGCTGGATCAATTCGCGCCAGGAGATCTTGGGCTCAGTCATGTCCTTGATCATGCGCTGGATAGCGGCAGGCACTTTGCCTGCGCCAGCAGCCGAGGCACTTTGGATCATGGCTTCTTTGATCTCGTCCTTGATACGCTGAGCATCCTCTTTTGAAATACGAGGCTTGCCCTGTCCATCTCCTTCCTCACCTTCTGAACCAGTACCATCTTCGCCAAGGTGCTCGTCCAACTGATCTCCTAAAGCCTTGAGTAGATCTTCCATAGAGATCTTTTCAGCCTGCTCGTAGAGCTCGTCGTAGATCTGTTCCCACGCCATGCCACGATACTTGGAATCAAGACAGATATTGACCTGCGTGATCTTCTCGCCGATGCGCTCATCAACAAGGATCTGATTCACAGCATAGTCCATGGCAATGTTGCTCAGTCGCTTGTCACGTGATCCCACGCGAGCCATGTGATCAAAGGCACAGTGTAGGATTTCATGTCCAAACAGGAACTCCAACTGTTTGACACTTAGCGACTCTACAAAATCGCGGCTGTAGTAAAATTTACGACCGTCAGTTGCCGCAGTCGGGCACCAGTCGCTGGATTCTACCATCTCCATGCGAGTAGCCATGTTGCCAAAGAACGGTGCTTTCAACAAGAGGCCAACACGGGCGGTAGTGAGTTTTTCAACAATGGGATCCATAACGCTCTCCTTAGTATTCGTATATTATATATTGGTTTGGCACTCTTGTCAATCAATAAAAATGGGTGTGGCTTTTACACCACACCCTGTACTACGGAGAGGTCAGTGCTCCATAGCCGACAACACATACTTGCCATACTTCTGATGGAACTCATCGAAGCTCTTCATCTTGGTAGCATCCAACGGCAAGTTGAAAGTAGACAAAGCAGTCTTGGCACCCATAACAACGATCTCCGTAGAAAAGTTCGCCATCATGTATTCAAAGAAACGATCTGCCATTGCATCCCAACCTTTCTCTTTGCGCTCTGCACGATCCTTGAGTTCGTAGCAGAGGCTAGTGGTCAGTGAGTACATGGCTGACACTTCCTTGATCTTCAAGTCCTTGACTTTGCCATCCAAGATGTCTTCTGCTTTAGGCAGTTTAGACGCAATCTTGCGGTGAGCCATGAACTTGATAGCCAAGCCATCACCAATAGCACCTGCAATCAAGTTGTGCAAGGTATCGATGTCGCAGTCATCGTCGTTCAACAGATCGCTAACAAAGCTCCATGAACGCGGAGTAGCAAAGCTCTTGCTGGGACTCTTGGGATCAAAGTCATAAAGGTCCTGCTTGGCAAAGGCAACATAACCCACAACCTCTGCGTGGATCTTGTTCAGCGTGGCCCAATCTTGCCAGTCGTCAAAGTCCACTTTGGCTTCCAAGTGAATGAAACGGTTAGCCAATGGGCTGGGCATACGATAAGTAACACCACGGTCACCTTCGCGGTTACCAGCAGCCACAACATCAACACCGTCTGGTAGTTTGTAAGTACCAACACGGCGGTTCAAGACCAACTGATAAGCAGCTGCCTGAACTGCTGGCGGGGCACTGTTCAACTCGTCCAAGAAGATGATTGCAGTTGACTCAGGGTCAGTAGGCAGTTCAGCTGGCGGCGCCCAAACCATAGCACCTACATCAGCATTGTAGTAGGGAATACCTTTGATGTCAGTTGGTTCCCACAGGGCCAAACGCACATCGATAACTTCACGACCTGCGGCATCGCCAATCTGCTTGACGATATCACTCTTGCCAATGCCTGGGGGACCCCACAGGAACACTGGACGACGAGTTTGAACTGCCTTGCGAATTGCTCGCATAGCTGACTTGGGACCAACTTGACGAACTGACAAATCTGACTTGCTCATTGACCTCTCCTTAAAAATGTGTGTCTGTTTTCTAACGCAACAAAACAATTATACTCTCGAACTGTTCAATTGTCAAGTTGTATTTTTACAACACCTTGACATAGTTCAATTGTGTTGTATTATCGCTTCTTTGCTGTTTAATCTTAGCAGTGATGTTGGCACTGCCTTTCAGTTCCTTTGGAAACCAAAAGTCCACAAAGCTTTCGTTCAATTGTGCTGTCACACGATAGCGACTATAGTTCTGCGAGTAGACACAGTTTATGATGCGAAGTTCGCCGGTAACTTTATCGCCAGGATTGCCTGTCAATTGTGTAGATGTAAACACTTCACGCTTGAGTTCCGTGCGAGCCTGTTCACGACGAGCAGCCGCAGGCAGGCAACTGACTAGAGCAAACTCTAAGAGATTGTTACTCTCGAACTCATCCATCTGTGCTATTCTTAGCGCCTGTCGCTCAAAGTCTGAAAGTCCGCTCAGCAAGGCTTTCATTGTAAAGGTATTGATCAAGCGACGATACTCACGCCCTTGTTCAATGTCTGTTTCTGTGGCTTCTGAGAACGTACCTTCGCGGAGCCATTGCTTGACCATCTTCTTGTTAGCTTCACGTCCACGGCAAGGAGGAGTTGCATTAGGCAACCATTCATCTTCTTTGATGTAGCCGCCGTTGATACGATCTGCTGCCACTGCCAATCCCCAAACTTGATCTGCTGTAAACATAGCTCGCTCCCTAACTGTAAGTCTTAATTATAGACTGTTTTGGACAACTTGTCAACCACTTTGGCGGAGTGCCTGGTTGTTGTATATTTACAACTCAAAGTGAAGCCCTACAAGGGAGCGAATCTTGCAGGGCTTCGGTGCCGTCCCCGGGAGCGAATCGGTTAGGCGTTTGCCCAGCATGGTGCTGGGACTTGTGGAGAGTTTAGAGCGTAATACCCATCTGAGCAGCCTTGTAACCTAGTGCAACGATCTTACGGCTTGGGCGACCCAATTCATACTCAGTAACAGTAACACCGTTGCCTGCTTTGCGAGTATTAGCATATACAGCATAACCTGCTTGGCGAATGCGAGTAGCTTCAGCACTCAAGTTACCTACACCAAACCGCTTGCGAGCTTCTGCGGCTGTTAAACGATTACCTTCTTTTAGTGCTTGAAATACTTGACCTGTTTTGGTTTCTAGATTGATACGTTTCATTTTTGTTTTCCCTTTTACTTGATCTGAATTGTTATTCAGTATGTAACTAGTATACAGATCCAGTCATCACAGGTCAAGAACTTTTTCGTCCAATATTGCTATTGAAAAACAAACCCAAACAGATCATGGCCAACCAAGTCCAAAAGGTATAGGCAATCGCCAAACCAAATAGTGTGTTCAGTGCCCAGATGGTAATGAACGGTCCTGCTATGATCAACAACAGAATCAACACGCCAAAGCCAATAATTTTACTCATCTTCATACTCCTGTTCTCGTTTAACGATGTGTTCAACTTCGCGAGCAAGTTCTTTCAGCTTGCGGGCATTGCCCTTGCTGGTGCCTTGCTTGTAAACTTGCCATACATGGTCAGCACAGTAGCTACGTCCCAACACTGTAGGCTGTCCGCACATGTGGATGGGGAAGACCTTTTGTGGATCTTGCTCCTCCCCAATCCACTGGCACTGGTGATTAACAATGTCCATTAAGCACCTCTACGCATTACAGTGACTTCAGCTATGTCTTTCCAAGTAGTGGCAAAGCTCTTACGCAAGTCAGCTACCTTTAACACAGTACGCAAGCTGAGTTCACGCAGTTTGCTCTTGTTGTCTACAATAAAGTTGACAACTTCGTCTTTGGCTACATCCTCAAAGTTGTATGCATCCAACATGCCGTCTTCAACAATCTGCTTGATACGCAACACTTTCTCACGGTCCGTGTCCATTTGCAAGTCAATGTAATGGCAACGTGACTCCAGTGCTGCCAAGTGATCCTGCAGTTTCTTACTACGAATGTTCTCAAACTTGATGTTGGTGATAAAGATAGCACCGCCGTTAAACTCAAACTTGTCAGGGATGCCGTCTGAACGCAACATGCGGCTGTCAGTGTTCCAAGAGATAGTACGCTTCTTAGAACTGTCCAGTGCTGCCTTTAAGATGTTCAGTGACAAGTCATCCAGCAATACTGAGTCGCAGTCGTCAAACACCAACACGCTCTTCTCGTCACTGTATTCGTAGAGCTTGCTGTAGAGTCCCAAGGCACTCATAGCACCTTTAACAACTTCATAGCGAGGCTTGCGTTGACCCATTACATCAAACAAGTCGTCCTTACCCAAAACTTCCTCAACACCAAAGCTCTTGCCAACACCCGGCGGACCTGACACAATCATAGCACGTACTGTACCGCCACGTACTGCTTTGGTCATTTCGCTTAGAATGTTGAAACGCTTGCGCAAGCGTTCTACTACTTCTTCATCAGTCTCGTGAGCAATTGTAGCTTCGTCGACTGAGTTTTGAGCTAGGCTGAATACACCTTCTGGCTCACGTGCATTTGATACTGGCATTGCGCCTCCTATGATACGATACGAACTTGGATCTGTGCAACGGATACGAATATTGCGAGGAGGCACTCCTACCAAGCGCGGACTGATACTTGCTCCGTCCACTGTGACATAGTTACCATCAATACGAAACTGCTTGACCATATTGAACTGATAGCCTGCCATTGAAGTGTCGACACCTTTGATCTTGTACAAACCTTCGATAATCTCAATACGTGCTGTCATGTTGCGCTCCTTGTGTGTCAGTGTATGTGTATTATAACAGGGAGTTGTCTCCCTGTCAACCACTATGCTTCCAGCTCTACTACGGCACGCTCGCACTTCTCAACTGCTTCAGCCAACAACTTGTGCTCACGATCTACTACAGCCTCAGCAAAGCGATCCATTTGATCCTGAAAGTGATCTACAAGACCTTCAGCCAACTCCTGTTCCCAGTCTAGTGACTTGTAGAGTCGCTTGCACAAGGAGTCGTAGTCCACTCCAGCATGATCTAGCTCACTGTCAGTGTAGTCGCTCAGTGCAGTTTCTACAGCAATTTGTGCCAACAGCTTGAGATCGCTTACAGGAATACGGACGGTAATCTCTTGATACTTGCTCATAGTTCGCTCCTAGTGTTTCAGTGTATGTGTATAATAACACGTTTTTGACTGCTTGTCAACCCCTTAGCAGTCCGGATCAAAGTCTGCCCACTCTTGCTGCTCGCTTACAGTGTCGTCCATCTCGCGCTCATACTGCTCGTACTCCTCTTGCAGTACTGCTGAACGATTCATAAAGTCCTCGCAAGCCATGTAGAGTTCCTGAAACGCACGACGCTCATCCCTGCCCATGTCCATTATGAAGTCCACACCTTCTTCCTGCATAGCATTAATAATCTGTTGCATAGCAGCCAACGTGTTCTCGTTCATGCAGTAGCTCATGTTCGGGTAGTTGCTCATCTTGCGCTCCTTGTTTAACAGTGTATGTGTGTATTATAGCACAGGGGTTGCCCCTTGTCAACCCCTATAGTTGTCCTAACGCCACAGCAAAACGCACATCGTGTACATTGCCAAAGAAATCATTAGTCACAGTCTTGCCGTTCTCTTTGATCCGCACACGATCAGGCCACGTGCCGCGTGTGACATTCAGTCGACGACCATTGAACAGCAGAGTGGTGCTAGAGTTGTTGCGCTTGATCTCTACCCGGCGTAGGGTTTCCAAACGGAACTCTTCCAATTGCTGTTTGATCTCACCCAACTCTGCTTGAAGTTTAGCAGCACGGGTCTGTAATTTTGCGTAGTTTGCGTAGTTCATTTTCAGCTCCTTGTTTAACAGTGTATGTGTGTATTATAGCACAGGGGTTGCCCCCTGTCAACCGGTTACGAGGTTGCCTCGTGACACATGATGATCGTAAGCTTCCGCAGTCCAACCTGACAGTTGAGCCGTGTGTTGAACATACTGCTCAAACTGCTGAAATGTAGCAAGACCCAGAGCAGCTACACTTGCAGCAGTATAGTCTTGCTGATGAACTAAACGACGACCTTGCTTACGACGGGCATCTGCTTTGAAGTATTTTACTGTAAACATAACTGCTCCTGTTTTGTTAGCGTATGTGTGTATTATACCTTCAAACTGGCAGCTTGTCAACCCCCCACAATCTCGGGCATAACTGCTTGGTATACACGATTGTGGCTGATACGCAACAGATCACTGATAGTGTTGACAGTGTCCTCATTCTGTGCAAACTCGTCATCCATGCTGAGTGCCAGGCTAATGATCTCTGCGTCTAAGTCTTCTCGTGTCATTGTGTTTCCTTACATGGTTAAGAGAGGATGGCCTGAATCCAATATGTCTAGTGCTTCGCCCATTTCCTCATCAGTATTGCGATTGAAACCTGTCATGGGTATAGCATCGTCGATGTCGCTGAGATACGCTGTCACCGACAGATCCAGCTCTTCTTCAGTGAGCGTGTTCAAGAAGTCTCGCAGTTCTCTGTAAGTAAAAAGGCTCATGCCACTTCCTTTGATTTGATAAATTGAACAACATCGTCTTCTACTGACTCTAAATCAAAATCGTCGTCGTGCCAGTCAACCCATTCAGGATGGCTACAATCAACCCGAGGATCACCGTCTTGCACCATCTCTAGAGCCTCTTGTTCTGAATTGGCCTCTACAGTAAAAGTCTCTTCAAAAATGCTTGAACGCACAAAGGTATACCGGTTCATGTCTGCTCCTAGTAGTGATGTGGTGAACCAACATAGTTAAAGTCGTCCATTGGGTCTGACTCATCTTCATCGTCATCAAAGCGAGGACTCAGTTCGTTAGCATCTAGCATATCAGCTACATCATCTTGGCTCATGTAGTTGAGTGCCATCAACAGCATCTGTCTTGCATCAACGAGTCCTGCATCAACAAGTTCAATTGCTTGATCACGATAATCTGTAAACATATCACGCTCCGTTTGTTTCAGTGTATGTGTATAATAGCACACTTATTCAGCAGTGTCAACCAGTTTGTCTAGTTCAATGCTGAGTGTTGTGAATCCGCCACGCTTGTTAACTAACTGCCATCCGCCCGCAATCCTCCAGATGTAGTTGAACTCTTCCATTTGAGCAGAGTCTAAGTAGCTGTTGACATTTGCGTAGACACGAGCTTCAGTGCCAGTTTCGCCGCGATCACGCCCGTAGGCCACACACCAGTTGTCATTGGCAGGGTCTGAAAAGTCATGCGGCGCGCCAATTTCTTTGCCCACGCTACTGAGATCACCCAGCAGCATCAAAGCCAATACACTGGCCGAGTTATCGTAGTGTTTGTTGAGAATCTTGCCCGTGTGCTCAACGTAACCATCCCAGTGGCAGTAGATCTGCATGACACGACCATCGGGCTGTTCCATTGCAATTGTGCTTCTTGTAGCCATTTCGCTCTCCGTTTGTTTCAGTGTATGTGTAGTATAACAAGGACTCATCTACTTGTCAACCGAACATGTTGTTAGGAAGCCACAATGATAGAGCAGGCATGTAAGTTACCAATATCAACACTGCCAATATCAATACAAAGAAAGGCACTGTGCCTTTCCACACCTGGGACAAAGGTATCCCTGATGCTTTTGAAACAACTGATAGATTCAATCCAACAGGCGGACTCAACAAGGCCAACTCCATGTTGATGACCAGTATGATACCAAAGTGTATGGGATCAATCCCCAGTGGTTCCAACAAGGGAACAATGACAGGAACCAATATCAACATGACTGACAACACTTCCAGTACAGTACCTGCCAACAGCAGCAGAACATTGATCATTAAGAGAAACTGCCAAGCAGCCAAGTCTTGTTCAATGAACCACTCCCTGACAGTATCAGAGATCCCTGTTTCTGTGATCACATGCCCGAATGCCAAAGTTGTGGCCACAATGAACATGACTGCTGCCGCGCTCTGTACAGCTGTGGCCATTACAGATAACAAAGATCCTAGGGCAACTCCTCGATAGACCACTAGAGCCAAGAGCATGGCCACGATCGCTGACACTGCGGCTGTTTCTGTCAGTGTTAGGTAACCGCCATAGAGTCCTAGAAGTATTATGACAGGAACCGACAGTGCGGGCAGTGATCTCGCAGTGACCACGAGTTTTTCTTGAATTGGTATCTTGGGTGCCAAGGGCAGACCTTGTTTGATTGACACAAGATAGATATAGACAGCAAATACCAAAGCCATCAACAGTCCTGGAACAACTCCTGCCAAGAACAGTCGAGCAATGCTGACTTCTGCAATTATGCCATAGATCAACATGGCTATGGACGGCGGAATCAATATGCCCAGTGTGCCTGCTGCTGACAGCGTACCTCCAGCCAGTTGTGGCGGATAACCATTCTTCAACATGGCAGGACCCAACAGAGTAGCCATGGCCATGGCAGTGGCCACACTGGATCCACTCATGGCAGCAAACACCGAGCAGGCTGCCACTGACACTATGGCCAAACCTCCTGGCAGCCTGCCCAACCAAACCCTAAAGACCTGTATCAAAGCATTGGAAACTCCGCCTTGTTGCATGAACACTGCGGCTATGATAAAGTAGGGCACAGCCAATAGAGTGGTACTGTTGAGATCGTCCACCATGCGCTGTGCCAATGTGATCATCTGATCCATTGACCAAAACACTAGACCAGAGCTGACACCGGCTGCAAGGTAAATAGGCACACTGGAAATCAACAACACCAAGAACAAGATCACAATCCAAGCTATCATGATATCGTCCGTATACGCAACAGGTAAGCCAGAAACAATAGAGCACTGCCCACAGGCAGTGCTGCAAAGTATATCCACATGGGAGTCCGCATGATGCTGATGCTGACATCATTGTAGATCCAAGATTGGTAGGTCACTTGAATACCATAGTAGGTCATGGCAGCAGAAAATATCATGCCCAGCAGGCATGTGATCACGTGAACAAGAAATTTCATTGTCTGTGGCATGTGGTCAATCAGAAAGTCTGCCTTGATCTGTTGATCTTTAAAACTGACAGATGCCAAGCTGAGAAACACTGCCCAGACCACTAGGTAAACTTGAAACTCTTCAGCAGCATCAAACAGACCTTGTGGAAACCACAGCCTTGACGCAATGTTATAGACACTGAGTGTCAAGGCAATCAAACTGAGACCGGCAGCCAAGTTGGCTGCAATGGCAAATATTGTCGGCTCAGTTTGACTTGACAAGTTACATGCTCCAGTAGGTCTCACTGGCAGGACTGCACGACAAAGGTGTGTTGACACTCTCCATGTACTCCTCGCCCGTCATCATGTTCTTACGACGAACATACTGCTCAATATGAGTACGATAGTAGTCACGCTCTGCTACACCATAGTGATACAATGGGTAGTTGGGGTCTGTGGGCATTAATCCTGACTTCTTGCAGTAGCGAGTCAGTGCCGCCCGAGCAGCACCCACACCATAATACCATTCTGTGGTGTTGCCGTTACGAGCACGAATACGCAATATTGCAGATGTCTTCTTGTCGTAGATAACCCAAATGCCCTTGCTCATATCGCTCTCCTTTGTGTCAGTGTATGTGTATTGTATACCCAAAATCTCTAACTGTCAATCACCACGTACATATAAGTGGTCGTTTCTTACATCAGTGTTCAACTCTGGGCGCAACATGCGACGCAGTTCAACTTCACGCTTGTGTGCTTCTGCTTTGCCTCGAACAATTTCATGTACACGAATCTCGATGTCTTCTTTGCACGTGAGCGTTCTCAGTGCCTCGCATAGCAGCCAGTTCTTAGTCTCAGTCTTTGCTCTGTAGTAGTGTTTGGCAGCACGAGCACGAACTGACTTGAGTACAGTAGTCTCAGTCTTGGCAGTGACACCGATGTAACGTTGACCTGCTACTACCAGCTCGTATATGATGTGATTGCGATCTGATCTCTTTTTACGTGTTGCTGCTGCCATTGTTCGCTCCTGCTTGTTCACTATAACTACAGTATAAGCTCAAATGACACGCATGTCAACCAAAATGATGGCTGTGACATTGCTGCCACAGCCCTAAATCTAACTTAGCTTGGCACAAAGCTTGCGCTAGTGCCGCCCAGTGCTAGTACACTGCCCACCAAGTTCTCATAGTCAAAGTATGCTACTTCAACGCCATCTTTCAAGTACAACATGACAGCGCCAACATCATCGCGTTTACTGCCCTTCAAGTAGTCACGAGCCTCAGCTTCAAAACGTGCTGTATAGTATTCCATAAACTCAGCATCGCCATGTGCAAGCATGTTGAACTGTGCCATGTAATCATGTGTGTGTACTTTGCTAGCCATTTTTTGCGCTCCATGTTGTTCACTACAACGACTATTATACGCTCTCTAGCCCAAATGTCAACCATTTTTTCAAGTTTTCATGAATTTTTTCACGCAGCAACACTCGACGATTAGATATAATGTCTCGTCATATAATGTCTCTGGATATACTATGACGAGATATAATGTGTCAACATATACTATGGTTCATGTATATGTGGCCCGGCGTGCAGGAATCGAACCCACATTGGAGGAGTAGAAATCCTCAGTATTATCCATTATACGAACGCCAGAATCTCAACTCACTGGAATTTCTAGCGAGTTCAATTTGGTGCCCCCACTTGGACTTGAACCAAGGACCAACGGATTATGAGTCCGCTGCTCTAACCACTGAGCTACAGGGGCAACATGGTGCGAATGGGCGGAATCGAACCGCCAAGCTCGAAAGCGGCAGATTTTAAGTCTGCTGTGTTTACCTATTTCACCACACTCGCACTACAGTACTTATTATACTAGTTGCCGTTGTCCTTGTCAAGTGAATCCCGCCCAGCTAGAACAAAACGTTCAAGATCTTCCAGTTCCGTTTGAAACACCTCAGGCGCTGATTCTGCTGCACAATACATGTCATACTTACTAGGATAGTGCCGCAAAGCTGATCGAGCACGGCCACGAACCACCTTGGGAACTCGTGGAGTCTTTCGTGGATCACATAGATCTCTCAATAGCTGTTCAGCTGATAGTACAGCTCGATATCGTTCATCAGGTAGTGTCATGGTAGTTGCTCTCAATGCCTTTAGATAAGCCCGTAATTGTCTGTTCACATGGACTATTATACACTCGACACATAGAAATCACAATCTAGCACAGCGGGGCCTGTGCTGAAAAGCCACAGATCGTGTTCATGAAAAAAGATCACACATGCCCGCAGCGGGGCCTATATTGTGTACAGTGTATATAGTGTATATAGATCACTGTGTATGTGTACAGTGTATATGTGTATATGTCTAGTAGTGTTCTATATAGTGTATATGTGTATATCTAGTGTAGAATCACATGTGCCCGCAGCGGGGCCTACTGTATATAGGGAGTAAACACAGTTGACACGCTGGCGCTACTGTGTATATTGTGTGGTCGATGGTGGTTTATGGTGTGGCAAAAACCTTGAAAACGGTGTTTTTACGGTGGCGGAGAATGATTTTTCGCACAGTAGAGAGAATGATTGGTGATTGGTTTGACTGGCATAGCTACAATGGTTTCCCACTTCAACCACCATAATTTCAAAATCGCCGTATAAGATTTTGTTTTTCTACTATTCTACCAAATCTCATGCGGCAATCGTCACTCTTCTCACACTCTTCTCACAGTAGCCTACGCTATACACTCACATGCTCGCAGCGGGGCCTGGTTAACCATTTGCTCTACTACAGTATATACACTACAGTCTGTTCAACAATAAATAACATTGTAGTTTTCACAGTGAGAAAGTATGGCTCTAGCACACAACCCCAGCGTAGTAAGAAACGGACTAGTATTACATTTGGATGCTGCCAATGTCAAATCATATCCAGGTTCAGGTACAGTATGGACTGACTTGAGCGGGAATGGCAATAACGGTACGTTGATAAACGGTGTTGGGTATAGTAGTGATAATCAAGGATCGCTGACGTTTGATGGTGTTGATGACACTGTAAATATCACTACTTTAGATTTAAGACAAAATTTTACGTACGAGTGCTGGGCTTTACATAATGTAGTAAATGGTTTTGCTTTTTTAGGCCAAGGAATTATGTCAGCAAGAGCTGGTCTTCACATATGGTTTGGATCAGCAACCAGTATAAGATTTGGCATGTACTCGAATGACACGGACGCGGTTTCTTTAACAACGTCTACTGGTATATGGTATCACTATTGTTTCACATACGATCATTCAACATTTTTAAAACAAATTTATAGAAACGGACTATTATTAACTGGTGTACCACAACAAACACAAACTTCTTATATCGGAACAGGAACTGTGAGAGTTGGAGCGAACTACAGTACAGCAGGGCAGTATGCAAATGGTAGATTCAGCAATGTAAAAATTTACAATCGAGTGTTGTCGCAAGCAGAGATCAATCAAAACTTCGAAGCACTACGTGGGAGGTATGGCATATAATGGGTATCAATTACAACACACCTAAAACGACATTTGGGTTGGCAGGAAAGTTTTTTAATGGGTCATGGAGATCTACTATAGCTGACGGTAATATTGGAACACTACCCTTGACCACTGTAAACAACAGTAGCAATGTTACTGGTACTGCTGGATTGCCATCAGCAGATCATAGATATGGGGTTAATCTCTGGCCTTCAATAAGTTTCGGGAATCCCCTTGGCGACAGTTATGGATTTATAGCAATCGGATATTTTATACCACCCACAACTGGCACCTATACAATTTACACTGCATCCGATGATGGAAGCGGGGTATGGCTAGGCGATTTGGCATTACCAAATGCAGTCAGGACAAAAGCAAATGCCACTTTAGATAATAATCTTGGTGGTGGTCAAGGTGTAACCAAAAGGTCAAATACTATATCTTTGACAGCAAATGTCATGTATCCCATTAGAATAGTGATGGAAGAAGCTAGCGGAGGGGATGCTTTGACTTATAGTTGGGCCGGACCAGGCATTTCAGAAACTACAGACTTGCTCGCTTATTACAGAACTCCGGTAAATTCTTCTGGACAGCTAGCCGGTAACTATTTTTTTTATGAGTACAACACATAATGGCACTGGCACATTCCCCTCGCATAGTAACTGACGGACTAGTTTTGTGTTTAGACGCAGCCAACCCTAAAAGCTATCCAGGCTCAGGCGCCACATGGTTAGATGTAACTGGTAATGGTTACAATGCCACTTTAATAAACTCGCCAACTTATGATTCTAATATTGGTTTTATTTCTTTTAATGGAACAAACCAATATGCTACACACACCGTTCCGGCTATAAGTTCTGGTACCACTGACTTCACATTTGAATTAATTTTTAAAATAAGAACTCTTCCAACTGTTGAATATACTGGACAAATATGGGGTGGAGAAAACGGTAATGATATTGTTTCATATGTTAATCCAGCTTCTAACGGAAAGAGTACTTTGAATTTAGTATACGACGATTCGAGATACGGTGGACAAGGTCATTATTCAAATTATGCTATCGGTGCAAATGAATGGGTTCATTGGGTTGCTCAAGGTAGACAAAGTGATAGTACAATTGCTCATTATATAAATGGAAAGTTGGATAAAACTTTTACATCAGTTGTCGCGGGACAAGAAGTTAGGTCCAGAAATGCTGATGCTAAAATTGCTTATGATGCAAGAGCTTTAACGTATACGCAATTAGATATATCGATTATTAAGGAATATCACAGGCTATTAAATCCGTTAGAAATCCAACAAAATTTCAATGCTGTTCGTGGAAGATTTGGTATATGAGCGTACACAGTGGTCCAAATTCTTATAGTTATTTTGATGGATCAACATCAGCTCAAGCCGCACCGTCTGCTAAATCGATTAAAGTTGCGAATAATCAAGCCGCTAATGGAGTTTATTGGATCAACGATAACGGAACTCCTAAACAAGTTTACTGTGATATGACCACCGACGATGGCGGCTGGATGTTGTATCAGTCTTTTGCTTCTACTAACACGTTGACACCAGCACAAAATCCTGCATGGGATAAAAATAATATTTTGATAGGAGACTTATCAAATTCTGGTTGGTCATTAACTTATTATACAACTTATAGAGACGGAAACAGTGGATCCTCTTACAGCCATAGATCAGAGTGGTTCGGATTTTTTTATAGTGGCGGACCGAACGGATTGATGGATATGACATCCTGGAACGGTCCGCCATATATTAGACAATTAAGAATACGACATGGAATAGGCATGGGTAGTTATAGTGGAGCATCCGGTTATTTAAGCGTCAACGGAGGTCCTGAAACTTATGGTGGATCCGGTGCTGGCGCCACCACTGATACAACATCAGATTTTGATCCTGCAGGGTCTGGTAATCTTATTAGATTGAGGGAAACAGGCATCTACGGTATATCGTGGATTTACATGAGATAACAACTGTCAATAAATACTAAAGACAAATTAACGATAATATGGCTACTTTATATAATACATCAATAGTAAGAGACGGACTAGTGCTACACCTAGATGCAGCCAATCCTAAAAGTTATCCGGGTACGGGTACTGTATGGACCGACTTGTCTGGTAATGGTAATAATGGAACACTAGTTAATGGTGTTGGGTATAGTGTTGACAATAAAGGATTATTAACGTTTGATGGGATCGACGATTACGGCCAAACTACAGATACAAATATTACCGACTTTCAGCCGTCACAAGCATTTAGCGTATTTGTTTGGGTTTATGACTTAACTTTTGACGGAGGTGCTATTTTATCTAATATGGATCACTCTGGTTCTGGCATTCCAGGTTGGGATCTTTGGTTAAATGATAGTAGTAAAATAGCTATGCATTTAATTGCTAGTTGGAGCAGCAATGCTATCAAAGTTGGTATTGATTATGATTATAAGCCAAATATTTGGAGATATATTGGTTATACTTATAATGGTAGCACACCTACAACTTCTGTAGATTCATTAAATAGTGTTGATTGGTATATAAATGGCCAATTGACAACTGATGGAAAAACTATATTAAGCAGTGCAGATGGGTTTAATTCTGCTACAACAACTATACCATACACATCTCGACAGTCATTAAGAATATGCAGTAGATGGCCATCAACTGGCACAAGTCCGTATTCAAATATAACTTTAACTCTATCTAATATTCAAATTTATAACCGTGCTCTGACCGCAGAAGAAATACAACAAAACTTCGAAGCACTACGAGGACGATTTGGAATCTAAAGTGTAAATACACATATGAACAAACGACAACAAGCACTAGCACAGTTAAGTTTATTAAGACATGCTGACAATCTAACAGTTCGTTCAGCTGCCGAAACCGGGCTTTGGTTAGACCAACACTGCGACACAGTCAAAGACATTGATCACCCACTATGTCAAGTATGCAGTCGAACATTACAAGATCTTATAGAGAATAGTTATGAAAATTTTTGAAGTCGTAAACCGGCCTGTTGACGAAGCACCAGCAAGCAAAGAACTCTGTACCAGTTCAACTCCCAATTCAGAACTAGGTGCCAGTAACTTGGCCAGTTGTAAGAGTCAAGGTTTCCGATCCCGTGAAGGTGGCAAGAGTCACAAAATCGGACACAAGCGTGTTCATGTTAGGGGAAAGAAAATAAAAGGAAAAAAATACGGAGGACCACTACCCGATCACGGTAGTAGAAAATAGGAGGAAGCATGTCCTACACACTCAATCCTGGAGATTTACTAGTAGCACCACCCACAACACCAGATGATCGCTTTCGCGAAACAGTATTGTTAGTAACTGATCACGATCACAAAGGCTCCGTTGCTCTGTGTTTAAATCGAGCAACAGAATTCATGGTCAACGATCTAATTACTCCATTAAATGTGGAAATACCCTGGGATCCTAGACTCTTTTGGGGCGGACCTGTTTGCCAAGATGTCAGCTTCATGCTGCATAGCCCTGAATGGTTTTTAGATCAGTACACAAGACCCTTAACTGACAATTGGAGTGTTACACAACACTGGAGCATGTTTGTACATCTCGGCGACAACGATGAGCCACAGCACTGGCGTATCTTTGCAGGCTGTGCCGCGTGGGCACCCGGACAACTTGATAGAGAAATACAAGGACAAACACCTTGGTCTAAAAAGCACAGTTGGCTTGTGGTTAACAACCCGTCGGTGGATCAGTTGTTCTCCCTTGAGCATGAAGATATATGGCACTGGGCCTGCGATGCATCAGCTGGTCAAACTGTGGCCAATTGGATGGCCTAGATTCTATTCAACTGAGCCCAGACTAGCCATTCTCTAAAACTACGATACACAGATTCGGCTTCCTCGGCGTCTTGTTCAACACGTTGTCCTCGAATCGAGAAGCCATCCTTTGACACACGAATCATTTCACTGTCACCGGCCATAAAAACAAAATCGTTAACTTCTTTTTTGTATACGTTTTTTATTGAAACAGCAGTTTGAGATTTTACAATGTCATTGGCTATCCACGAACTGATAATATCACCTAGTTCATTAACAGGCTGTGTCATTAGATTTTCTCTCCACGAGTAAAGCCCCTAAACTGTAGAAAGCGTGGAAATCGTAGACTATAGGTGCCATCTTGATTCTGTGTAACAGCATCAGCACGAACTTCTACTACCTGACCAATTAAAGAATCTTTGGCAGCCCATGATTCTTTTCTCTGTTCATCAGTAAAGCCAGATCCCACATTGACATGTATTTCTCGATGGTTGTCTGTTCCTTGACAGATCAGTGCGCCTAATCTATCTTTATTACGCCCTGTGCCTTCTTCTACATCTATCACATCAAGGCTGACTTCAATGAAAGGTTTCATTTTGAGCCATTTGGCACTGCGTTTACATTCGTAAGGTGCATCAGCATCTTTGATCATGATACCTTCATAACCCTGATCAACCATGTCTCGATTGTAGTCTTTGAAATCCTCTTGACCTAAAAAAGTATCCAAATCTACTTCTACCTGCGGCACAATATCAACTGTGCCTACATCATCAAAAATCCATTTGAATTCTCGTAGAAAGCGTGAGCGACGACGTTGACCCATGGTGCTGATGCCAGATTTGAATTCATTTAATGGCAAGATATCAAACACAACTAACCGAGCATCGCTGGCTTCTACATTGTCCTTGCGATGCACCTGCTTCATCAGCTCTTGGAAACTGTTGCTAACAACTTCGCCGTCTAGGACATAACTACGAGCAAAGTCGTCAATGTGCTGACCCAGTGCTGTGGTAATATGATCGAAGTTTTCCAGTACCTTTCCATTGCGTGTGTACTGTACTACAGTTCTAGCAATATGATCTACCACTGTAATGCAACGGACACCGTCGAGTTTAGGTTCTAGCAGTTTAACGCCTGCTAACTTGTTTTCGTGATTGGCGCTGTCGTGTGCCAACATACACTCGAATACAGGAACAGGTTGAATCTTATTGAAACGACCTTTGAGAACTTTGTTTACGGTCTTTTCACTGACACCACAACGTAGATCCTTGATAAGAATTCTACGATAGAAATCATTCCATTGCGACTTGGTTGACACATCCATGGCTAACTTAACAGCATCGCGAGCATCGTGTCCTGTGATCTTGCGACCACGTAGTGCTTCCGCTAACTCAAGAAAATTAGCCCACGAGAGTCCTTGACCTTCATCCAATTCTTTGATAGGTACCTGTTTGACACCAAATGTATATAATTTGTCTAATGCCATACGAACACCGTCGAAGAACTCTATCAGTTCTTCTTCGGCAGCTTCTGTTAGTACGGCTTCTTTGGCTAGACGACTATTGTCAGCTTCCAAACGTTGAATAATTGTTTCAGGTTGAGTACGCACTTCAGCTCTACAGTCTAAGCACAATGATTGAATGTTTTCTTCCGAGTCATCGCCTCCATCTGCTTTACGAATGATATGATCACCGATAATGCGGTTACGACACAGGCGACTAAAAAGAGCAGGATTTTGTTCTTCAATACCTGGAAATTTTTTGCGAACTTCTGCTTGTACATCTTTGCCACAGTCGTCACATATCCACTTACGATAGTGAGTGTGCGGACGATCTAGTCTTCCTGTCCCGCCAAACTCACGCAAGTTCTTTTGATGCTTGCGGCACAGCACATTCGATCCCGGTCCAGTCTTTTGTGTTAGAGGGTTATTACAACTCTCTACTGAACATGTAAGTCCTTTCTCAAGTTGTTCTTTGAGTTTGCGAGGACTCTTCTTAGGTATTGTTTCCCAAACTAACATTAAAACAAGTCCTCAACGGGCACAGGCCACATAGATTCAAAAATGTTAGGAACATCAACGCCAGCTTTTCGAATCTGTTCAATTAAGAACGTAAGACCTAAGCGTTTTTCAGGATATTGAATTCCTCGCAAAGTCCCTTCCCAGCTGAGTTTTCTACGATAATGATTTTGCCAGCTTGACCTTGCACGAGAAGCTAAGTCAATACTGTCAAAGTCTCCGTGACCTACAACTCTGAGTGCTTTTGCTACATCACGAATATATTTGTCTGTGACTTCAATATTAGAATCAATTTCGCAAAGATTAAAATACTCATACAACATCCAGCTTTCCTTGGGCTGTACAGGTCGACTACTACGACATACTGCTGTGAAGTATTGTGTAAAATACTTTGTAATAATAGGTTTGAAGTTTTTAGTATCCATCAGCTCATTCATACGAGCATATGCACCTGGCTTTTCTGTATCATTGAACTTTTCGTGTGTAGCAAACATCTTTGCACTTTCTAACCATTGCTGTTTCTGTTCTGCTACGACCCAGCTGGGAATTGTAGAACCGTCTGTACGTACACCAAAAACCATTTGTTGATATTTGTCAATTGCATCTAATGCACGTTTACCATCACCGTTTGCTGCCATAAAAACACGGCGCATTTCATCTTTTTGTGAACTTGGATAAATCACAATAGGAACTTCGCATTGGCTAATGTCTTCACCGAAGACCATGTTTGCAATAATAAACAATACAATCGCGGTGTGCTGCCCGTCCCAACACACATACTTGTCTGGACATGCAGGATCTTTGTACACTCGAATGGGTTCTACTTGGATTTCCCAGAAGCTATCTAAAATATTCATAGCCCAATAAAATGCCAACAATCGTTGTAAAGTTGTGTCAATTGCAATTTTGTCTAGTGTTGTTTTTTGAGCTGAACAAAGAGTAATATCTGTCCAAGTTGTATACTGCGGATTGCGTTCTTTGAAATCTTCGACGCTGTCGTCTAGTACACTCTGAAGATAAGTTTCGTTAGCTATAACATCGCGTAGACGTTGTTTCAAAGTCACATAATGTGATTGATGTTTATAAAATTGCTGATTAACTTTGTCAGCGTAAGTTTGTATGTTAGATGATGAGTTTGTAAGATTTAACATGAGATTTGCCTTTGAGTTGCCTTAAATGTTATTAACAAAAATAATTATACTACCAATCTCTTTTCAAGTCAACCTAAAAAATCCTGCCAACTAGGATGTTGTATATCCCAGCCGTGTTTACGTCGCTTTTCGACCAATTCCCAAAAGTCCGGACGATATGGCAGAATTTTTGGTTTCATACCTAATTTGTTGCTCTTGTTCCAATTACAAGGTTTGCAAGCAGTAGTCAAGTTTTCCCAAGTATTCTTTCCACCTAAACTTAGTGGATGAACGTGATCCAAGGTAGCATCACTTTCTTTCACATGAATACCGCAGTATTGACAACTGTATTCATCACGCAGAAAGATGTTGCGTTTTGATAACCGCATGGTGCGTTTTGGCTTCTGATATTCCCGTAGCATAATCACAGCAGGCACTCGTGTGCTCCAGTTTTCACTGCGAACAATCCAATCTTCGTACCAAGATAGCACATCAACTTTTTCAGTATACAAATACCGTACGGCATCCTCCCACCGAACTATGCTCAGTGGGATTATACTGGTAGGTTGTGCATCTGCATTAAGTAGTAGTGTTGCCATTTTCTGCTGCTGTTATGAGTATTTACATCAAAAGATTTTACAGTCAGATTACGGAGAAGTCAACTGGCTATGCTATAATTACAATATGTCATATACACTTATAACGGGCGCAAATGGATTTATGGGACGCAATCTCATAGATGCTTGGCATGTCACACGAGATATTGTGGGCATTGATCTGCCTCCTGCACTTTGGAATCATTCCAGTCTAGAACCATTTCGTAATATAGTTCCTATCTATTATTATGATTTGAGAGAAGAACAGTATCTAGCAATAGAACATTTGAAGTATGTAGACACTGTTATACACTGTGCTGCCAGTACTCGTATACAGCCCAGTTGGGAACAATACGACGACTATTACCTAAACAATATCACAGCCAGTCAACAACTGTTTGCCAACTGTCAACGATACGGCGTAAAGACCTTTGTTTATTTTAGTTCAAGCAGTGTTTATGGTTGTAGTCTCTATCCTCGTCAGAGTGAAGGAGACAGATTGGAGCCCACTAATCCATATGCTATAAGTAAGATGGCAGCAGAACGGGCTCTGACAGTACAGGCACAGCGCGGCGATACTCGATTAATAATTGTTCGTCCGTTTACCATGTACGGTGACTATATGGACTATGGAAAAAACGGACTGGTCATTGCTCGTTACTTGCGAGCCTGGATGGACCAAGAGCCTTTGCTGTTAGACGGTGGCGGCACACAGACAAGAGACTTTGTTCATGCCAGCGATGTTGTTACTGCATTAGACTTGATATTAGAACAGGCTGATCATGGCAGTATTTACAATGTTGGATCAGGAAGCAGTGTCGCAGTCAAACAGTTGGCAGACTGTGTTAGTAGTCGACAAATTATATCGCCAGAAAGAATTGGTGCTGTTTCTCGTACCTGTGCCGACATTGACAAACTTCGACGCCTGGGTTTTGATCCACACGTTGATGTCGTTGACTGGTTGACAAAACGTATTGAAACGCTTAAACTAGAAATTTACAACAAAGAGGAAACACAATGACATTGGTACCTATGGTAGTTGAGACAACGTCAAAAGGTGAACGTGCGTTCGATATCTATAGTCGATTACTCAAAGAACGTATCATCATGCTGAATGGTGTTGTAGAGGATCACATGGCAAATTTAATTGTTGCTCAAATGCTGTATCTCGAAAGCGAAGATCCTGACAAAGATATCAACATTTTTATCAACAGCCCCGGAGGACAAGTTACTTCTGGCTTGGCTGTGTATGATACCATGCAATTTATCAAACCCGACGTAGCAACTTATGTCATGGGGCAAGCAGCTTCGATGGGATCGTTTTTAGCACAAGCAGGCACACAAGGCAAGCGTTACGTACTTCCAGAAAGCCGTACTATGATTCATCGTGTCAGCAGTGGTACACCTGGCACACGTGGATCGGTGCATGTACAAGAACTACAGTTTGAAGATGCCAAGCGTACTTATGAAGAAAGCCAACGCATTAACAAGCGATTAACTGAACTATACGTTAAACATAACTCAGTAGGCAAGGCCTACGATGAAATGCACGAAACTATGAAGTTTGACACATTTCTTTCAGCAGAAGAAGCTGTTGCTTGGGGACTAGCGGACAAGATTGTTGAAAGTCGACAATAAAGATTTGATTAAGTTTTCAATCATTCCATCAGTATGATATGGTGTAGGTGCAAAGCGTAATCGTTCTGTGCCTACATCAACAGTAGGACTTTGTATAGGTTGAACATAGATACTATGTTCATTTAACAATTCATCGCTCATAGATTTGCACTGTTTTGCATCTCCTACTAGTACAGGGACGATGTGTGTAGTTGAACACTCCATGAACGGCAAAGAGTTTTTAATCAATTCTTGTTTTAATTTTTGTGCTCGTTCTTGATGTTGCTGTCTAACTTCATTGTGATCTTTAAGCCATTTGACAGATGCCAATGCACCTGCACAGCTAACAGGACTCATGCTAGTAGTAAATATAAATCCGTCGCTAACAGAACGTATAGCATCGATCACATCTGAATCAGCAGCAATGTAGCCTCCTTGTATACCAAATGCTTTACCTAGTGTGCCATTGACAATGTCTACACGACTTTGTAGTCCTAGTTCTTCGGTCTTGCCTCCACCGTGCTGCCCATACAGTCCGACAGCATGTACTTCGTCGATGTAAGTTATTGCTTGATACTTGTCTGCCAAATCGCATATTTCCTGCATGGGACTAACATCGCCGTCCATACTGTAAACACTTTCAAACACGATACAAGGTGTGCGACCTGCTAGCCTGCTGTTAACTAGACAATTTTCTAAATCAGCTAGATTGTTATGTTCAAATATCTGTTTTGCAGCACGACTGTGCCTAATACCTACTATTAGACTGTTGTGATTTTTGCTGTCGCTAATAAACTCAATGTTGTCTATGATTTTACTCAAGGCAATTAAAGTCCATTCGTTTGCCACGTAAGCAGATGTGAATAACAATGCACGAGCCTTGTTGTGTAGTGTGGCTAATTCGTACTCTAGTGCCACATGATAGTGACTGGTACCTCCTATGTTACGGGTGCCACCCGAGCCCGATCCTGTATGATCTAAGGCACAATGCATAGCTTCTATGACCACACGGTGTTGACCCATGCCCAGATAATCATTTGAGCACCAGTTGACAATGTTTTTGATGTTATAAGGTCCATACCACAGAGCAGTGGGAAAATTGCCCTTTTCTCTAACTATATCGTTAAATACACGGTATTTGCCTGAGTTTTTAAATGTCTGCAACACGTGATGAAAAGGAGTTTTGTCTATCATCACGTATTTACATAAATACTAGACCATGACACTATCTGTAAAAACACCCTATCAAGCGGGTTTAACACGCCCAACTTCGCCTAGAGATCCTAATGGAATTGCTCACGGTGTTAGTGATCCTGTCGCCGATACTAAAGCAGATAGAATCACAGCTAAATTGGCGTGGGCTGATTATGTTGCCGATTACAAAGCAGGAGTAACATCAGGTGCATTCCCGGATGCGGGCGAAATTGATTATACAGACGAATAAGGAAATAATATGAGAGCAGCAGAAATTTTAAGAAAACTAGCAGATGTAGTCGATGCTGCTGACCAAGGCGGCGAAGTAGACGAGTTGGGCCGCAGTTCAGGTAGTGAAGGCGGTGATGCTATGAGCAACAAGACTATGCAGCGTATGGAACCTGTAGATAACGACATGCCAGGCGAGCGCGATGAAGAAGCTCCTGAACCAGAAAAAGAAACAATGGTCCCGCCTTTACAACAAGAGTTAGAATTAGAAAAGAAAGAAGCTGGTGTCGAAAATGATTTTGACGATAACAGCAAAGAAGATAGTAAGGACGAATTGTCTAGTATCAAACGCTTTGCTGGACTGTAATTAGACTATGAGTATCAGATCCCTACGAGCAGGCAGACAAAATTATCCACCCGAGACCTATTTGGGGACAAAGGGAGAATTGTTCTATATTGAAGCTACAGGCGAGTTTCGAATGTGTGATGCTGTCACGCCCGGCGGAACTCCTATTCCGTTAGCACTGGCAAGTCAAACTGTAGCAGGCACCGTTAAGTTAGGACCGGGTGTAACATTGAACAATGAAGGACAGATTATCATTGATTCCGAAGGACTAGAATTTTCATTTGGTAACTTTCAATCTACACTAGGCACTTACTCAGATAGCACAGACTTTGCTATTCTACAGACAATAAACATCAATGAAGATGCAGTCATTGCCTCCAATGGCACTGGTTCTATCAAGGTACTAGGGGAGTTTGAAGTATACGCCACCGACAACACAATACTCGAAGCACTGGAACAACAAGAACCTATCCTTAGAGTGGAAGCAGACGGACAAATAAGAATGTTAGTGCCTACCGCAGATGAGGTAGCAGGTGCTATTGAAATTATAGGGAATGCCTCGGGAGATTTTCATCCTCCGAATCAGTCTGGGGTTATCTTACATACTACAGGTAATACCGATACTGTCAATCGAATTTATCATGATGCTGTCAATAACTATCCTATCATTGTGGGACGCAGGTACAATGGTGTAGTGGGTGCATTGACTGCGGTACAAGACGGCGACGTATTTTTTCGAATCGCAGGACAAGCGTCAACAGGCTCAGATTTTGAAACGTTTGGCCCAGCAAAGATCAACTGGATTGCCACAGAAAATCAAGGTCCAAACAATCAAGGTGGTAAGATTACATTTGATGTTACCGCCAACGGAACTAATGCTTTTGACAATGTAGTCACCGCACTAGAGATTACATCAGAGGGAATAGTCAGTACAGTGGGTTTTGTAGGTGATGTAACAGGAAACGCTGACACAGCCACCACAGCCACCAACCT